GAGTTTTTATGAGTATGCTTGTCATTCGCACCCAAGTTTATGAGAACTATGCATGGAACAAAGACGGTACCATTGGTACTGGTGCCGATGCCTATTGGAAGGCAAAGGGTGGTTCTGATTATAAAATTCTGAATGTGCCTATCAATGGCAACCTTAAGGAAATTGTATCAATGGCAGGCGTAGAGCGTGACGATGATTATTTCCGAGAGAGCATTATCGATTGGTCAATTGAACCTGACGATTATCTTTCTGAGTTTGAGAGGTCGCAGTTGGCGTATGAAGGTGAAATTAGATATTCCGATCCATCAATGGATTACAATGACCTTGTTGAAAAAGGAGTTTTCGCATGATGCTTCTAGGTGAACTAATATCTATTTATCCTATGATGAATCAATTAAGTGTAATCATAAATATTTTGTTGGAATCCTACAATGGGTAAGATGAAAGAAGTTGTTATAGAAATTCAAGAATTAATTCAAAATTCAAGAATGGATTTTGATGAAATTGCAAGATATCTTGATGTACCAGTGCAAATGGTTTATCAAGTTGCAGAATCTATGGGGGAGTTTGATGATTAATGTATGAATTTATTTTTAATAGCAGATATGAAAAATCTCTCTTAAGAATTTTAGAAATTATTTGGCAAGACTTGAATGTTGAAGTGGTTCAAACTCCAAGTAAAACAAAGAAAGAAATTTTCAACAAAATAGTTTCCGACTTAAAGGACAAGCGAACTTTTGCGGTCCATAAATCGGATGTCGTTTTTTATGTTACGCCTGACAGCCCTTGGGTTGCCAGGCTTCATGTGTTTACTGTTGACGAAGGAGTGTTTCTTCGCCAACGATTTAAAGCAGGCAATGAACTGACACAATATATTTTTCGCAATACGCCAATTGAAAAAATTTACGGCATAACAAACAATAAGAAATTTCTTTCATTGGCAAAATATGCCAAATGGAAACCAGGTCAAGAAGGTGTGCTAACTAAATCATATCATACAAGTGATGGAAATCTAGTTGATCAAATTATCATAAGTGTAAACAAATCAGAGTTTATGAAAGCATAAGCGGTGAGAATGACTTATCGTAAGTACTATTTGAATCATGCATTACGGCAAATCCGTGTAGCATTGACAATGCTTTGGTTCGGTGTTATAATGAACAAAGGTCATCATTCGAATTGGCATAAAAAATGAATATCTTTTACCTTGATTCAAATCCAAAAGTATGTGCAGAGATGCATTGCGACAAACATGTTGTCAAAATGATCATTGAGTATGCACAACTCATGTCTACGGCGCATCGCATTCTTGATGGTAAAGAGTATATCGACAAGACTGCAAATGGACGCAACATCAAACGCTGGCGCATGGAAAATGAAAGATTGAATTCTGGCTTGATGAAAGCGTCACATATTAATCATCCATCCAATGTATGGCTACGACAATCGAAGCAAAATTATGTATGGCTTTTAAAGATGTGGCTACATTTGCTAGCAGAATATACTCATCGCTATGGTAAACAACATGCGTGTGAGAAGTACATTGATTATGTGTGGAGACCTCCAAAAAGTATTCCTACAGGGCCCTTTACTGATCCAACGCCAGCAATGCCAGAGGAATGCAAAATTCAAGGTAACTCTATTGCATCATATCATAAATACTATTTGGAAAAGAAGATACGATTTGCAAAATGGACTAAGCGTGAACGACCAAAGTGGTTTGTTGAAGGCATTCTGCAAGCAATGGTAGATGAAAACGAAAGATTGGGGTTATACAACGATGCCTACATACAACTTCCAGCATAAAGAAACTGGCGAAATAATCGAATTAGTTATGAAAATTAGTGAACGGGATTCTTGGCTACAAGAACATCCCGAATATGAGAGTGTGATCATAGGTGCTCCATTAATTGGTGATCCTATTCGTATGGGCATTCGTAAACCTGATCAGGGATTTCGTGAAGTGCTACAAAAAGCGAAAGCCGCGCATCCGAAAGGAAACATAAACACTTTTTAGTGGAGGAGTTTTTAACAATTATAAAGGACTTGCATGGCACGAAAATCTTCTGCAACAAGCACAGAGCCCAACGAAAACGAAACAACAAACTCTCAGAAAAAAAACAATACCCTGAAAATAAAACCAGATGATCTAAAGACATTCGAACCACTTACAGACAACCAGAAAGCATTCTTTGATGCTTACAAGCGAGGAGATTATTTTATAGCATTACATGGTGTCGCAGGTACCGGTAAAACATTCTGTGCTTTGTACAAGGCACTTGAAGAGGTACTTGATAAAACAAATCCCTTTAAAAAAATTATTATTGTAAGATCGGCAGTACCGTCCAGAGAAGTCGGACACTTACCAGGAGGTATCAATGAAAAAACAGAAATTTATCGTCAACCTTATCAGCAAATTTGCCATACTCTTTTCGGTAAAATCGATGCGTATCAACGATTGGAAGAACAAGGTTTTATCGAATTCATATCAACCTCTTTTATTCGTGGCATGAGTTTTGATGATGCAATCATTATCGTTGATGAGATGCAGAATCTAACCTTTGAAGAAATCGATACAGTCATGACGCGAGTTGGTTATCGATCAAAAATTATTTGGTGTGGCGACTATCGACAGACTGATCTAAATAAAAAGAAGAACGACATGAGCGGTATTCTTAAATTCTTTGATATTGCTCATCATATGGCATCTTTTACGAGAGTTGAATTTACTGCCGATGATATTGTGAGATCGTCATTAGTGAAAGACTATATATTAGCGAAACTCAATTATGAGGATTTTGCCGAAGTGAAAAATTAAATGTTTCAACATAAAATTATTGAATTACCTCAGATACAATCGACAAACTTAGAAGGCAAGAGGTTTTACAAAACGCCTCAAGGACAAGTCTATCCATCTGTTACCACAATTACATCGTTACATAACAAAGAAGGAATTCTTGAATGGCGTAAGCGTGTAGGTGAACAAGAAGCGAATAAGATATCCACACAAGCCGCATCACGCGGCACCAGAGTGCATAAATTATGTGAAGACTATCTGAACAATGAATTGTCCTTAGAAAAGGCAATGCCGAATTCTATTGCACTATTCAAACAAATAAAACCATACATTGACGAATTCATCGATGAAGTGTATGGCATTGAGTGTCCTTTGTATTCTGACCATTTGCGTGTAGCAGGTCGAAGTGATTGTATTGCAAGATTTGATGGTAAGGTTTCTGTAGTAGATTTTAAGACTGCAAGTAAACCAAAACAAGAACATTGGATTCAAAATTACTTTATGCAATGCTCTGCTTATGCAGTTTCATTTGAGGAAAGAACAGGAATACCAGTACCGCGCATTGCAATTTTAGTTGCAGTTGAAGGAGATTCGCCACAATTGTTCATAAAGAAACGTGACGAATATATTGATATGTTTATTGATTATAGGAAAAGATATGATGAATCAGAGGCAAGATGAAGTCTTGAGAATTACACAAGAAGAGTGTGCAGAAGTTATTCAAGCAATTAGTAAAATTTTTAGATTCGGTTTGGATGATTCATTCGAAGGTAGAACCAATCGCGAAAGATTGACAAGCGAACTTGGCGACCTTCAATGCATGATTACATTACTGAAGCAATATGATATTGTGGATGACTTTAAGGTTCATCAAGCAGAATTGGCCAAAAGAACTCGCCTAGGCAAATGGTCTAATATTTTTGTTGAATATCAGTAAAAAATACTATATAGAGATATGATCGTATGATGGAGTTAAAAACTTTTATTTGAAAAAATTCGATCCCTTGATTGAAAGTTTAATCAAGGGTCGTTTAATGGCAGTAAACTAAGATTGAGAAATCTGGACAAGAAGCCGGGGCAGTACCGGCCAGGTCCACCAAAAGCACATAGTCTACTGGTGAATGAGACAAAAATGCTCATAATAAAAGTCCAAACTGTGTGCTTCTGATGGGCCTGAAATAGTATCGATTGACAGTAAAGTATCATTCAAGGCTGCCCGACAGGAGTAGTCGTTAAAAGCAAATTCAATAAATGCAAATGACGCATTTTTCGGAGAGTATCGCCTAGCGGCGTAGATTCCTGGGGTTTTGCCGATTGTCCTTATTACCCAATCAATCGGCAACCTTTTGTATGTTGATTGTTTGCTGGTTTGCCTGTCATAGCCAAAGATATTTTTTTTCTTTGTTCTAGAGACATAGGCTTACCTTTATTCGGTGGAATACAACCTTTTTTTCTACCAGAACGAATGTTGTAATATCTTGTTCCATATTCATGCTCTTTCATCATGGATATTAAGCGATATTCTTCTTTTCGTGCTGAATTTTTATTTGGATGAATGCTAAGAATTTTTCTTTTGAATTCATTTGGGCGGTATCTAATTTCACCCGACAACCAACGGGAAGAAGATAAATATTGTTCGTCTAATGAACCTGAATGTGATCCTACATAAAACATTTTTCTTGTTCGATCCATCCAGATATATACAAAGTGTGTCATGTTTTGCTCCTTATAAGTATAAACGCAAATTTATTTATAAAATGCAAAACTTTCACTTTGCACTGGCAGCCTAACCGCTGACCGGAGTTTTGCTGGCTGAACTTGGCAACAGAATCAACCAGCACTAATTTTGGATAGTTGTAGTCGGCGGCAAAACCCGTTAGGCGTTCCTAACTTTGGATTGCTTTATGATAACGAACCGAAATGATTTTTTAATTTTAATCTCTAAGGAAACTTTTATGAAATATTTAATTGCAACTATCATGGCTCTTTTCGCAACTGTTTCTTTCGCCGCAGACAAACCTGCTGAAAAGAAAGAAGCGCCAAAGGCCGAAGCAAAGAAGGAAGCACCAAAGGCTGACGCTAAGAAAGACGAAAAGAAAGAAGCACCTAAGAAGTAAGTTTGAGGGTCTTACTGGTTCCCCTAAAGAACCAGTTTTTTATTAACACACACAAAAAGGAGACACACTATGTCTAAAACACCTTATGAAATTCGTCTTGAACTTTTGAAGATGGCGCAAGATCAATTGAATCAACGCTATTACCAGAAAGCAAACTTCATTCAACAAAATGCCGCAGTCAAGAATGAGCAGGTATCTCTCACCGAGGTTCCTGATTTTCCTTCGACTAAAGAAATTTTGCTTGAAGCAGATGTTCTCAAAACCTTTATCGACAAGCAGTAAGCATTAGAGTTTTGCCAGTTGAACTCTAATCAACTGGCTTCTACAAGGAATATATCATGAGTAAAGAAACCGGCAAATCAACTCTACGCAGATTTCATGACATTAGATTTTCCACACGTTATTTTATTGGTGATGGAATCGATATTGGTTCAGGCGATGATCCACTCTCGCACTATTCTTATTTCTTTCCCCTAATTAAATCAGTTCGTTCTTGGGACATGCCCGATGGCGATGCACAATTCATGCATGGTGTCAAAGATGATACCTATGATTTTGTGCATTCTAGTCATTGTATGGAACATGTAAGAGACCCTAAGATTACACTTGGTAATTGGATTCGCATTTGCAAACCAGGCGGATATCTTGTGATTGTTGTTCCTGATGAAGACCTTTATGAACAAGGCGTGTTTCCATCAACATTCAATGGTGGACATTTATGCACTTATACCATTAAGAAAAATCAATCATGGTGCAACAAGTCGGTAAATGTATTCGATTTACTATCAGAATTTATTGACAAAGTAGACGTACATAAAGTAGAATTACTAGATGCAACATTTAAGTACAACCTTCCTAGACATGATCAGACAGACCATTCGTTTGGCGATTGTGCCATAGAAATTATTCTCAAGAAAAAATGAAATTTGGATTACAATGCTCACATGATATCTCCTATGCATCGTTAGGAGATTTGACATGGTACAAAAACAAATCAAAGTATTGTGAAAAGCATGGGTATGAACCTCATCTTCATGTCTATAACAATGCTCCTGTGGCACACGGATTCATGAAGATGTTTCACCTGCGCGAAATTCTGCGCGGTGATGTTGAATGGGTATGGGCGACTGGTTGTGATTCCATGATAACAAATATGACATGCAAGTTGGAAGACATTGCAGATGAAAACTATCATCTTATCATTGCTACGGATCAAAATGGATTAAATGCAGATAGTTTTTTGATTCGAAATAGCGAAGATGGGAAATATTATATCAATTATATTATTAATAGTCTTGATATCTATCGTCATCATTCTTGGGCAGAACAACAAGCGATGATTGATTGCTTTGATAAATTCAAAGACATTACAAAGATCGTGCCGCAAAGAACTTTTAACTCTTACAATTATGATTTTTATCCACAATGTCCTAAACCTAATTTAGACAAACTAGGAACAGATGGTAACTGGCAAGAAGGAGATTTTCTGATTCACTGGCCAGGACAAACACTAGAAAGAAGAATTAGACACTTCCACCGTTATTTTCAAAGCGTGATATATGATTGATAAAGAAAAAATTCTAACCGACATTGCACATTACATTTGGCAAGAAAAAGAAAAGAAAACTTGGACACCAGGTAAAGACTTTGTAAACTATGCAGGTCCTTTCTTTGATGAACATGAAGTTATCGTAGCAGTTCGCACACTACTCAATGGCTGGTTAGTCATGGGTGATGATTGTGCGCGATTTGAAAGAAAGTTTCCGAGGGAGTTTGGTAAAGAGTATGGTATTCTGACAAACTCAGGTTCTAGTTCAAATCTATTGATGATGGCGTCACTCACATCAAAACGTGGTTACAATTTACCAAAAGGCACTAAGGTTCTAGTTCCTATCGCAGGTTTTCCTACGACACTCAATCCAACACTACAAGTAGGATTTGAACCTGTCTTTGTTGACATTGAAATTGATACATTGAATCTAGACTTAGATCAGGTTGTTGATATTCTAGATTCCGATCCAGACATTCGCGTAATTACATTCGCGCATGTTCTAGGCAATCCTCCAAACATGGATTGTCTCATGGACATTGTGAAGCACTACAATCTTATTCTATTAGAAGATTGCTGTGACGCACTCGGATCAACATACGATGGTAAGCCGCTTGGTTCATTTGGTGAAATGGCATCATGTTCATTCTATCCAGCACACCATATGACAATGGGCGAAGGTGGATTTGTTGCATGTAACACCAACGAACAAGAAGTTATTCTTCGTTCATTTCGTGAATGGGGACGCGGTTGCTATTGCGTAGGACCGAAAGCAAACAAACTCAAGTGCGGCACTTGTAAAGAACGATTCAAAGAATGGATACCTGAACTGCCTGGAGAAATTTTTGATCACAAGTATGTTTACGATGAGATTGGTTACAATCTCAAACCAATTGAACTGCAAGGTTCAATGGGATTGATTCAGTTAGATAAATTAGAACAGATTCATGAATTGCGTAAACGCAACTACAAGATGCTATTTGACATCTATGCAAAGTACGAAGAATTCTTTTCTCTACCAAGAGCAACATTTAAATCAGATCCATCATGGTTTGCTTTTCCACTGACGGTTCGCAGAAAAGCACCATTTACGCGAAGTGAAATTGTTGACTATCTTGAAGACAATTTGATTCAAACACGCCCGTACTTTGCAGGTAACATTATGCTTCAACCGGCGTATAGTCATCTGATGAATCCCGCAGATGCTAGAGATTATTTTCCCGTTGCAACTTATGCAATGACGCATACATATTTTCATGGGACAAGTCCAGTAATCACACCACAACAAATTGAATATATCGGTGAAGTTGTAGACAAATTTATTAAGGAGAAATTATGACAGGTGCAGAATATGTCGCTAAATTTTTAAGAGCGATTGGCGTACAGAATGTTTACCTAGTACAAGGTGGCGCATGTTCATTTATGGTTGATGCAGTTGATCGACTTGATGGCATTGGCTATGTTTGTTTTCAACATGAGCAAGCCGCCGCAATGGCTGCCGATGCAATTTGGAGAACTAATCGACAACTTGGTGTGACTTTTTGTACCAGTGGTCCTGGTGCGAGTAATTTGATCACAGGTATTGCATGTGGATATTATGACAGTATTCCAAGCATTCACATTACTGGTCAGGTGAATGGCAAAGAAGTTGCACAGTACAATGGCGCGAAAGTTCGTCAAGCAGGCTTTCAGCAAATGGATATTGTATCAATGGTCAAACCCGTTTGTAACTATGCAGAGCATGTAAAAGATATTCATACACTCAAACGCATTTTAAAGAATGCAGTTGATGCCGCTTTGTCTGGCAGAATGGGTCCGGTTGTTATTGACATTCCTATGGATGTTCAAACTGAAGAATTAGACGATGATGAACTATTGTTACCAGCGTCAATGCAACCTATCATAGAAACTACAAAACTTGTAGAAGCATCAAATAAAATTAACGAATTCTTTAAAGATGCAGAACGACCATTGGTCGTATTTGGTGCAGGACCTGAACTTGCACAGAGCGAAAAATTCTTAGAAACTTGGCTGAAAGAAACTAATGTTCCCTTTGTTGCGTCATGGTCGGCATTGAATTCATTTGATCATGACATGCAAAACTATTGCGGACATTTCGGTGTGTATGGTAATCGGGGTGCAAATTATATCATTCAGAATGCAGATAGAATTCTTGTTGTTGGTTCGAGACTTGACAATCGCCAACGATCAGGCAATCCAAAAACATTCGGTCCTAATGCAAAATTTCTTGTAATTGATATTGATCCAGAAGAACTCAAAAAGTATCCATCGCCTCAGTATGAAGGTATAGTCATGGACTTAGCATTCCTCGATCCAATTCTAAAGAAAGTAGCAAAGCCGCCGATGACAGATGAGTGGATTGCATATACGCAAGAAATCAAGTCAAAGTATTTCAACAAAGATATTAGCGTTGGCGCACAAGAAGTTGGTAGTTTGAATCCATATCAGTTTATACAATACTTAAATGAACTTGCACCAAGCAATTCAATCTTCTTTACTGACGCAGGTGCTAATCATGCTTGGACATATCAAATATTCAAGCGTAAAGGAACTCAACAACTATTGACTAGTTCTGGACACTACTCTATGGGCTATGCATTGCCTGCGGCAATTGGTGCGGCATTGATGAATCCAGACAAGCAAATCTATTGCATCAATGGTGATGGCGGTATTCAAATGAACTTGCAAGAGTTACAGACATTGATTGAATACGATCTAGATGTTAAAGTGATTGTTTTCAATAATCATGGACTCGGTATGATTCGTCAATTTCAAGACACATACATGAAAGGTAATCACGCCGCTACAGGTAATGGACGCGGACCAGGTAGACCAAACTTTGAAAAGATTGCTTTTGCATATGGCTTGAACTATGTTCGTGTTCGTAGAATTGAAGATTTAAAACCCGTCCATCTTGCTATTGGTAAAGTTTTGATTGAGGTTATTGTAAGTGATAAAGTTTTGATCGAACCAAAACTTGAAGCAAATCGACCAATCAATGATCAGTTTCCATATGTAACAAACGAAGAATACACAGAGAATAATCGATTTGTAGAATACACAAGATGAAAGTATTGGTAACTGGCGCGTCTGGCTTCATCGGAAGTTATCTCGCAAAACATTTATTCTCCTATGATGTTCATGCGCCAACATCATCCGAATTGAATTTGCTTGATAGACAAGCGGTAGTGGAGTATTGCTTTGCACATAAGTTTGATACTGTGGTACATTGTGCGGCAGTTGGTAGAGATACACCTAGAGCGATTGACGATACCATTGTTTCAGATAATATATCGATGTTTGTCAATCTTGCCCATTGTAGAAAATCATTTGGCAAACTTATTCATTTTTCTTCTGGTGCAGATTTTAGTATTGATGAATCGTTAGATGTTGTATCAGAAGATCACCTAGAGGCATACTTTCCAACACACAGTTATGGATTGAGTAAAAATATTATTGCAAGACTTGCAAAAACACTTGACAAGTGTTATAATGTTAGATTGTTTTCAGTCATAGATAAATCTGAATCAGACAATCGTTTATTGAAGCGATTTATTGCTCACCATAAGCAAGGCAAACAATTCGTTCTAAAAGATGATCGATATGTTGACTTTTTTGCATTGTCTGATATATTTAAAGTAATTGAATCATATGTTGAAGATGAACCGGCAAATGCAGATATGAATCTTGTGTACTTGAAAAAGCGCAAGGTTTCTGATATACTGTACATGTATTGCACAATTCATGGCATCGATACGGATTCTTTTATGATAGAAAGCGAATCGCTGATTAATTACCTTGGTGATGGTGAACGACTAGCAAAAGAAAAGTTGAGACTGGATGGTATAACAAAAACATTGGAAGACTATGAATAAAATAAAAGTTGTGTATGTTACCGGTTGCTTAGGCTTTATTGGTTACTATGTCGCAAAGCGTTGCCTTCAAGAAGGTTACTATGTCATTGGTGTCGATAAGATTACCTACGCGGCGAACGAAGAATTGATAGATGAACTTTTCAAAATTGTTCCGAACAAATTTAGATTTTTTCATTCAGACATTAACGATTTGGAAAGACTAACAGACTGTGATTATGTAATCAACTGTGCCGCAGAATCTCATGTTGACAATAGTATTGTGTCATCAGAAGTTTTCTTGCGTTCTAATATCAATGGCGTTCACAAACTGTTGCAACTAATTCAACAAAAGAGTTTGTATAACATGCCAACACTATTGCACTTCAGTACCGATGAAGTATATGGTGACATTGAAGAAGGCGCACACATTGAGACTGATTTGCTTAAACCTAGCAATCCATATTCTGCATCAAAGGCGGCCGCAGATATGTTGATCCTCGCGTGGGCGCGAACATTCAAAGTACCTTATGTCATTGTACGCCCAACAAACAACTATGGCATTGGTCAATACGCAGAAAAACTCATACCGAAAAGTTGCAAGCACTTGATGCTAGGCAAAAAAATCGATGTGCATGATCGTGGTATGCCATATCGCACATGGCTACATGCATCAGATACCGCAGAGGCAGTATTGACAATCATCAAAGCAGAAGTAAAGAACGAAATTTATAATGTCAATGGTAATTACGAATGTCAAAACATTGAAGTAATTAAGAAAATTATTCGTTGGATGAATTCAGACTTTGATTATGAAAAGTATCTCACACATTTTACACGACCAGGACACGATGTGCGATATGCACTAGATGATACAAAACTCAAGGCGTTGGGTTGGACACCAAAGGCAGTCTTTGATGATGAATTAAAGAAAATTATTGAACATTCAAAAAAACATTTCATATGGTAAACTTTTTACACTCAGGTAAATTAGGCGATATCATTTGGGCACTGCCTGCAATTAAACACTTAGGTGGAGGCACTCTTTATCTGAGAATCGGCGAAATTGATCATGGACCAAATGAAATTAAACTAACCGAAGAAGGCGCACATAGCATTAGCGCATTGTTGAAAACCCAACCATATATTCACGATGTAAAAATTTACGACAATGAACACATAGACTATGATTTAAATTTGTTTCGCAGATTTATCTTTGCCGTGCCTGAAATTACAATTGCAGAAAGTGTATTCATGGGTCTAGGTATTCGAGGCAATCATGAAGAGAAGTTAGATGAACCTTGGATTTCTGTAGACAAAGATTTAAATGTGCTAAATAAAATAGTTATCTCACGAACCAACCGGTATCACAAAGGCGAGATTAACCCCTTTTATCTTAAATTAAAAGAGAAAAATATTTCGAAACATGGAATATTTGTAGGTTCGACAGAGGAATATGAGAAATTTGAAGAAGTGTATCGTACTGGTATAGAATACTATTCCACACCCACGATACTTGATTTGGCTAAAGCAATTGCCGCATCAAAGTTTTATGTTGGTAATGAAAATTTAGCCAATGCATTAAATGAGAGCATGAAAAAAACTTCTTTTTTAGAAAACAACAAAAATCCAATAGGGCAATTCTTTTGCTACTTTAATCGACCGGATTTGTTTCTCATATAGTTGTTTTAATTAAAAACAAAGGAGGACAATATGAAAACCTTATCTCATAAGGTTCAAGTATTTTTACTCGCATGTTTGACATTCATTGCAACTTTAAATCTTTACAAATTAAGTCAAACAAGTGTACCTGAAACGCTCAGTTTAGAATCACAATTTAATCAATTTACAGATGAAACTAAACAAGAAATTTATTGCCTTGCGGATAACATATATTTTGAAGCGGCAGGAGAACCCAAAGTAGGCAAATATGCAGTTGCTTTTGTTACACAAAACAGAGTAAATAAAGGATTTGCGCCTGATATCTGTAGCGTAGTCAAACAAAAAATCAACGGAGTTTGCCAATTCTCATGGTGGTGTGAAAGTAAGTCTCGAAAAATTTCTACCAGTAAAGTCTTGACAAATGCACAAAATGAAGTGTATAATGATGTACTCAAGATAGCAATTAATTTTTACATTAATCGCGAACAATTGGAAGATCCTACAGAAGGCGCATTATTTTATCATGCAAATTACATTAATCCAAATTGGAGATTTGCTAAGAAAAGAATTGTGATTGGCAATCACATTTTCTATGTTGACACAAAAGGCAAAAAAATATGAATGGAAAACTGAATATTCTTACCCCTAAGGAATTCGAAAACAACATCAAAGAATTAATGAAAACAAAAGCACCAATCACAATGATTGACGCAATTGTTTTATTCTGCGAACAACAAAATTTGGAAATTGAAACCGCGGCATCTCTTATTTCTAGCAAAATGAAAAATGTAATTGAAAGTGAAGCAATCAAAGGTAAAATGATTGTACCAAAGAACGCAAAGTTGCCGATATGAAAATGGAAGCATTTGACGCATACAAGATTTATACCGCGTTGAAAAATCATTTTGTACTTGACAACTACGACTATTTCAAGTATAATAAGAAGATCAAGGTAAGTCATGATGCTTTCCTTAATCGGCGTGACAAAATATTTTTTGCAAAACTAGGTAATCGAAAGGATGCATACCTAGAAGACTTTTTGGTATCTAACTTTTTGTTTGACACAAAGACATGGGTAGGAGAACTACTCTCAGATCAAGCAGAAGAGCGGTACAAAGATTGGAAAAGAAAACAAGAATCGTTGTCTTATAATTTTAAAAATGAGATTGCATTTCTTGAGGACCTTAAACCTAATGAATTTAATCAGTTATTTCAAAGCATAGACGGAGACCATCCTGAAATCATTCGTAAGTATCTAAGAAAAGAAATTAGTATTGAAACACTTTCTATTCTTGATTCCATATTGAAATTCATGAGAAGAACTGACGCAACAATTGATGACCCAATCTACAAAGAGGTAAGTAAATTATGCAAAAAGTACCAGCCATTCTTAAAATACGACCTTTCGAATATGAAAAGGATATTAAGACAGGTGGTGACGCAGGGGTAAAGGTGCGGCAGAAGTCACAAATTTGTGTTCTTCTCCAGCCAAAAAAGAATCTTGAGCAACTATATACTACTGTAGTTGAGCATGATATATGTGGACAAGCAAATAATACGATTAATACATTTTAATACGAAGGAAAATATATGGCTAATACATTCGCAGAACTCCGTAAATCTCGCAACAAAGATTTGGAGAAGTTGACAGAGCAAGTCAACAAACTTAACGACAAGAGTGGAGAGAAAAAGTCCTACGAGGACACACGTTTCTGGAAACCTGTTGTTGATAAAGCAGGCAACGGCATGGCAATCATTCGCTTTCTACCTGCATCCGAAGGTGAAGATATGCCTTGGGTTCAATTGTTCTCCCACTCATTTCAAGGACCTACCGGTCAGTGGTACATTGAGAATTCTCTCACGACCATCAACAAAAAAGATCCTGTTTCAGAATATAACACTCATTTGTGGAACTCTGGTGTTGAATCTGATAAGGATGTTGCGCGTAAGCAAAAGCGCAAACTTCAATATATCTCCAATGTTTACGTTGTCAAGGATCCTTCTAATCCTGATAACGAAGGTAAAGTCTTTCTTTTCAAATACGGAAAGAAAATTTTCGACAAACTTAACGATTTGATGAATCCTGAGTTTGAAGATGAAACACCTGTGAATCCTTTTGATCTATGGGAAGGTGCTAACTTCAAATTGAAGATTCGCAAAGTAGAAGGCTATCAAAATTATGATAAGTCCGAGTTTGAGTCCCCCACGGCTCTTTCTGAAGACGATGATGAACTTGAAAGAATTTGGAAAGCGCAACACAAACTTTCCGAATTCATTAGCGAAAGTAATTTCAAGTCTTATGATGAATTGAAAGCAAAACTAAACAAAGTTTTGAACATTGATAATGCTGATAGTGATGTTGAAGTGATTGAAAAACCTTCTGCGCCTGTTATCAAGAAGGCTGGGAAGCCTGCTGAAGTAAAGAAGGCAAAAACTGTAGAGGACAGCCCACCGTGGGATGACGATGATGAAAATCTAAGTTATTTCGAAAAGTTGGCTGAAGACTGATTCATTTTTTCTCCCCTGTTGTATTTTAGCCCCTCGAAAGAGGGGCTTTTTTATCGCATAGCAAGAGAGAATGCTCTTAATGATGTTCGTTCTACATTTCTAAGAATTGGATGAAAATCTCTTACTTTGTCATCATTCATAACAAAAGTTGTAATAGGAGAAGATACTGATCTTACCGAATTATCTACAACGGTATTTACATTGGGCGCAGGCCCTAAAAATTCACCAGTATTCATCATTTCTTGTTCACTTAAAAATTGTGATGATCCTGATGCTTTAATTTGATCTCCGGTAATAATTCCATCAAGCGGTGTCGCAGAAAATTCAGTTGAAATGTATCCTAAACTTCCTGCGGCAGTATTGAGTACATCTGCAAATCCGCCAGCGAAAAGGCCTTCTCCTGCTTCCATTCCGGTAGAAAACGCCGCATTGGCACCTTCACCAATTAAGTTTGCACCTTTCGCAATTAATTCTTCGCGGGTCATAGTTTTCTTTTTCTCTGCATTCAATGCTGCGAATTCTTGTGCGCCTTGATAGAACATTGGTGCAGCCTGAATTAATTGAGCATATATTTGCCTTTGATCTTCAGTTGCAAGGCCAGTGCTTTTTACATAATTATCAATAAATTCACGATAAGCAACTCTACTTTCTTCAACGGTGCCTTTAAATTCTGGAATTTCAATATTTAATCCAGGAATATTAATTTTACTCTTAATTTCTTCTTCAAGTTTATCAAATTGCTCTTTCTTTTGCTTCATACTGAACGTAAGTTGTTCTTCTTGCGTATAGAAAAGTTTGTAATAATCACCGACAAATTTACTGAAATTGTCCTGTTGTTCTTGCAGAGTTTCGCCGCCAAACATGCCCATTAATTCATACTTCAGATTTGCAAGTTCTAATCCAGTTTTTCCTTGAATTGTTTTTGCTAAGTCCTCGGCATCATATAACAACATTTCAAATGCCGTATTCATAAATTCAGTAGACTGAGTTAATCTACTGAAAGTGTCGAACAGTCTTTCGCCTTCTAACGTAAATTGTTGAAGAGCAGGATATGCATGGTTTAACATCGCATCGCTAAAATTTTTCAGCGAATTCATAAGTGTCTCTGCTTGTTTCTCTTGAGACATGCCCTGAAGGTTTAATTTGATTTGTTGCGTAAATCCTGTCACGGCATTTGGATCAATGCCCATGATCTTTGCACCTTCTCGGACTCCACCAAATACATCATTAATTGATGCCTGCATGTATTTTACTAATTCTGTATCAGCCGCACTATATTCAGTCCAACTTTTATCACTTCTAAATTTACCACCTTTCTGAAAAATATCACGATAATTTTGCAATGAAGTGCCGGTGCCTTCAGCAAGAGTACCGGTAATACCTTCGCCCACTACCTTTGGTGCTTTACGACCGAAAAGTCTATTTCCTAGAACGGCAACACCAAGAAGAGCAAGACCAAGCGGATTTGTACCAAGTAGACCAGCGGCGCCAGAAAATAAACCTCCAAGGCCACCAGCACCGGCGGCAATTCCAAGAGAACCAGCACTACCAAATAATCCTAATGTGCTTGCGGCCGCACCAAGACCTGCGACCTTACTCAATGTATTGTTACCTACACTATAGCCACCAGATAAAAGATTAGAAAGACCATACACTGCCATACCACTCATGGCACCGCCAGCAAGGGATCCAAGCATTTGCGAAGTTCCCAGTGATGCGCCGGAAGAAAAAATTGCAGGATTTGCCATGGCGGCACCAAACTGGCCAAGAGAACCTGCAAATCCTGGAGCCAAATTGGTCAAGAATTCGCTGCCTGCAATTTTGCTTATCATGTTCCCCATGCCAATTTGCGGCGACATCAATCCTTTTCCTACGTTTGCAAACGCCATAGGAATATTACTTAATCCAGTAAGTATTGGTTGTCCTGCCATGACATTACCAAGCACCTTAGTTACAGTCTGATTGATACCTGCTTGTAAAAGCATACCGCCAAAACTTGTGCCTTTAATACCAAGCATTGATCCTAACTTTGTACCTAAAAATTGACCGCCCATTGAAGTGAGCATGTCGCCAAAAGAAAATCCAGGTCTTGTTGGCATTAGACCTCCGCCGGGCATTCCAGGTCCTCCTAGTTGTACAGGACCAGTAACGCCAGCAATTGTTCCTCCTCCACCAGTTGGTGATGTGCCTTTACCAAACATTCCAGAGAAAAAATCTCCTACAGATGATGTTATATCTTTAAATCCTTGGCCAATTGTATCAAAAATTCCAGTAGTTGTTGTAGGTGGAGTAATTGTAGTTGAACCTGGACCATATCCTGCAATTGGACCTCCGCCCGGACCAGTAGTGTATGGATTCCAGTATGTATCTCCGGTTTCTTGGTTTATACCATAACCAGGCATCATATTACCTTCATCATCCATAGAAGGAAAATTCATTGGATTGAAAGTTGTTGATCCTCCGCCACCAAAAATACTTCCTGCGAGATAATTAATACCTTTATCAAATAACATACCTAAGAAACTCTGACCGCCTCCATATCCGCCAAACTGCATTTGCGAAAGCATTTGAGCATGTTGTTGAAAAATTTGTGCCTGTGTTTGAAGATTTGCTTGATTGATTTGGGCATATCCAAGTAAATGTGCAGTGGTAACATTTCCAAAACCTTGATTGTGATAATCTCCAGCAACAAACATACCATCACGAACTTGCAGTGCGCCTTGTTCCATTGCACGACCTTGTGCATCAATGCCAAGTTTCATTTGACGTTCTACTTGACGCTTATATTCTTCATAACCTCCAGAGCCACCAAACGCACCACTAATTGGTTGACCAATCATTAATGCCATTTGCTGACTAAAGTTTTGAATACCTTGTTCATATCCTAACATGCTTCTCATACCAGTAGGTATACCTGTCATACCAAAAATTAGGTCCTCATAGACCATTTTCATATTTGCATCTTTTGCTTTTTTCGCTTCTCCGACTTGAATACCTTTTTGTGCAAGTGCTTTTTCCATCGTATCAATTTGATTGATCAAATTGAGTTTTTCTTGACTTGGTTTTGCAGTTACAGGTTTTAAAGCATTCAAACGATCAACAAGTGTAACTTGAGATGAAAGTTGTTTGAAGTCAGACTGCATCTTATCATAATCTTGCTTCAATAAATCATATTGTTTTCTAGCACTGGCGCCTTGAGCATAATTATTAATTGCACGATTGAATCCTTGTGCGGCATTTGGACCAAACATAGGACCAAGAACCTGATTGACAAATTGATCAGTGTAACTTGCGGCAAGTTGCGAGAATATATTTGCGTATGCAGGACCTAAATCTTTACCAAGTAATTTTGTAGAAAAATTATTAAACGCACCTTGATATAATTGAGTAATTGAATTAAATGCGGTAGTTTGTGGTCCAGTTACACCAACGCCACCAGGACCTAATGATTTATAAATTGCTTTACTAATGTCATTTGATACTTGACCTAAAAATTGCATTTCAAGATTCTTGCGTTGTTGCTGGTACTGATTCAACTGTTGTATACCTTGCGCCATTTGCTGAGTGTATACTAGGTTTTGAGATTCAGTTTCATTTAAGGCAACTTGATTTCGATTTGTTGTTTGAATGCCTTCAGCAACTTCTTCAATGCGATCTAAAGAATCATTTAATGTTTGATTAGAATCTTTGTTTAAACTTACTAATGTTGCATCAACGCTTTGACTTGTACTTGCAGTAGTTGAAGGGAATTTAGCCGCAATTCTATTACGTTCTTCTTCGCGTATTCTTTCTTCATTGCGAATATATGTTTGTTCGGTTCCACTTAAAGGTCCAACATATTCTCCGATAGGACCTCTTACGCCTCCTGCGATTTCTCGATTATAAAAAGGATTTACGCCGAATCTACCTCCACCGTCACCGCCAGGACTTCCACCATAAGAAACTGCTGGATTATAACTTGCATTAACCATTGAAGGCCAATTAGAACTTGTAGAAGATGGCACCCCGGCATAAAATTGTGAACTTTTGTCGCCACCCTCTTGACGAATCATTGCAGTTTGCAATGCAGGAATTGCACTTGCAGGAATTCTATCATTTGGACCTAGGCCGGTGGCGGCCGACATATTTTGAATGTATTGAGCAGTCGGATTATTGTCGCTTGGAGGAGCATACTTATTAATGAACTGACCTAATGTCATGCCTCTGGTCTGAGTATCTAACTCAATTTGACGGCGCATAGCCGCCATGCCAGATTCTGGAGAATCAAAAATTGCAAATCCACGAGAATCGGCACCAATCGCTCCCGCCTGATTTGCAAATTTTAAATTGCCTGGATTGTTATTGCGTACGGATAATGGAGGCTGATTTGCGCCACCAGAAAATGATGATCCTGTTGGCGTGTATCCACTAGAAAATCCTGTTTTAGGTTGAGGCGCTGTTGGTTTTTTTGATGGCTTTTTATCAGGCGCTGGCTTGCCACGGGATTCGCGTTTTAACTCTGATGCCGCTTCTCCTCTTTGTCTTTGTCTCTCAGATACAATTGAATCTCTATTCTTATCATACTTTTCATCTACG